TCGTCCAGTACGCAAACCTTCCAGGGGGTAGTCAACTACAACACTCGTACCGTTTGAGGTGAGTGTTGTAGTTAGTTTATTGCGGGCTTCTACCGTTCCTGATAAAAGTTGTCGCAATGTCCTATCAATGACTACTGCTGTTGTTGTCATTTACTTCTTTTTCTTAGCCTTCTTCATTGGTTTGCCAGTTTTCTTTGCTTCCATTTTGGCTGCCATTTCACCTTTTGCTGTGTAAGCAAATTTCTTTTTTCCTACCATTGGCATATTATTTGCCTTTCTTGTTACGTGTGGATATTGCTTTAGCCTTAGAACGTGCATCGGTTTTCGACGACGCACCCCAAGCCTGCAATGATAATAGCAGTCTTGTTGGTTTGCCTTTGCTATCTCTTTCAGGTCCTGGCATATTTCCCATGCGTGCAAGGAATGATGCACGTCGAGGGTTGTCGCCTGATTTAACTGGCGCTTTCAATGTGCCGCCTTTGTATGAGGCACGTCCTTTTGCGTTTAGTCCGCCTGCAGGGTTCTTGCCTTCTTTGCGTTGCCATGCTGGTGTTTTAGCCATGTCATATCTCCAATAAGTTGCCTGAATTTTTTAGTACGTCGCGTACGTTTAACACTACATTATAGGTCATCCCAGGTTTTAAATCTATGTAATGTTCCCCAATGGTGGCTTTGATTGACCGTTGAACTTGTATGTCGCAACGTGGTTCGAACGGAACCCATTCTTTAGACGCTGTTTTGTTTGATGGTTTAACTATTTGTAGTAGTTGTTTTGCTGATGTGTCCCAGTTGAATGCTTCTGTTTGGGGTGCTGTTTGTTCGGCTTGTTTACGGTATTTGTCACGGTTGTTGTAGATGTCTTTGATGGCTTCGGCTGTTGCTTCTTGGTCTGGTTCATCCCAGTCGCCTACGTTTTGCCATACACCTTTGGCTGTTGGGACAAGTGTGGTTGGGATTCTGTGGGTGGCTAAATCTGAGAACTCTCTATGCCCGTGGGCATTAGATACGATGGTTGGTATACCTGCGGAGATTGCTTGTAGGGGCATCAGCCCGAATCCTTCGCCTCTGGATATCGATATAAATGCGTCGGCAGATAATACTAAATCTCGTTCTTCTTCAACGGTCATCCATTCACGATGGACTATGACGTTTGGGTATTCTAAATCTTTTGGTGCGAACAAATGTGGTGGAACTATTTTGATGTGAAGTTCTGCGTCGGGTAACTGTAGTTTGTTGAATACTTCTAGTACGACATCCAGACTTTTGCGATACCATTCGGAGCCGCCGCATAACAGTTTAAATTTTTTGTTTGGTTTATGTGGTTGCGGATACCAGATGGTGCGGTCTACTGCGAGTGGGATGACTCGAACGTTGTCGTGGTATTTGGAAAACAGTTCCCAGTTATGTAAACTTGGTACTAGAACTGTTTTGAATTCTTTTACATACATTGAGAATTCTGGTGGTAACCAGTTTGTTTCCCACATTGTTAACAGGTGCGGGGTTTGTTGTTTGTGCCAGCCTTTAATCATGTTTGGTCTTAAAGCAAAAACTGTGTGTTCTGCTAAGTCGTCAAACGTGACGTGTTTGGATAGCGCTTGGCGTAAGCCTTGAACCATTTTGCCGTACCCAACTTTAGGTATATCGACTCCGACAAGGTTCAGGTATTTGGTAGAATGCCCGTCTCCACTTGCCATGGTTCTTGTGCTCGCCTTTCTACTTCTGCTGCACCATCCACACGTTTAGGTTGCAGACCGTTAGCACGTAACCGTTTGTATGCGGGCATATCTTTCTTCCAACCTTGTTCCGTTGTGTTATGTTCCGCGACCTTAGAGCCACGTGAGGTAGTGCTGTTTGTTGCCATTCTGATTCCCGCTACTCTGCATCCGAAGCACCCTTCGACATCCAAGTTGGGATGTGTTTCCCTATGTTTCACGTAATGTAACTCCCGTATCCTGCGGCTGTTAATGCTGTAACTTCTTCTGCTGTTACTTCGTTGTTGTGTCCACCATAATATGTTTTTGTAACGGTTGTCATATCTGATGGCTGCTTTTGTACATATGAACTGTCGGTTAGTAGGTACACGTTTTTGCCTCGCGGTGATGCCACGATGTGTGTACCTAGCCTGTTCGCTGCACGTTGTTCTTTTGGTAGATATTGTCCGTTCATGTATTCGCCGACGATTACTGGAACAACTAGGTCTTCGGTGGGTGGGCTGAATGTGGACATTATGTGATGCTCGCTCCGTATCCTGCTGCTGTTAGTTCTGCTACTTCTGTGTCGTCTAAGAAAATGTCATGCCCACCGTAATACACTTTTGATATAAGTTCTGGTCTGCGTGGGTCTGTTATCTGATATGTGCTGTTTGTTAGTTTATACAGGTTGTATGCCCTGATTCCTTGCGGTGCGAACGCAAACAATCTGTCACTACCTTCAGCGAACTTTGGTGCGAAAGCATATGTTGATGTGTTTGGTACACGGAAGATATGTGACTTAACCCAGTCGGCTGTTTGTGTTCCTGTGCCTGAACCTGTTGCGGTGCGACGATTGATACGGGCGCCAACACTTTCCGATGTTCCCAAGCCTGAACCTGTGGCTGTGCGGATAGATACCAGCAGCCAGTCGGCTGTTTCTGTTCCTGTGCCTGAACCTGTTGCGGTGCGAACACTCACAACTAAGTCGATACCTATACCCGACCCAACACCCGAACTTGTTGCGGTACGTACTGGTATCAAAACACCCGTTGTAGTCGCTGTCCCTAAACCTGAACCTGTCGCTGTTCGTGGTGCAATATGCAACCCAGTCGAGTCCATAGTGCCAACACCAGAACCTGTAGCAGTTTTTATTATTGTCAACAAACCTGTAGCAGTTTGAGTACCTGTACCTGAACCTGTTCCTTGTCTTTGTCTTAAGACAGATGCACTACTTGATGCTGTACCTAAACCTGAACCTGTAGCCGTGATGGTGAACACGGCACGCACACCAAGATAGAAACGACCGCCCGTAAGGTACGGGAAACTGAAGTCTGTTAGTTGACCTAAACGTGTTTGCGATGCGCCATGCACCGCAGAGTCTGTACCTATTCCCGTTCCTGTTGCTGTGCGTTGTACTACCTGAAAGTATGTTCCCCGATAAAACGGGCGTGTATCAACAAACGGTTCTTTAAAACCTGTAACTGCTGTAGTCATAAGGGGTTATCCCCTATGTTTAATCTAGGGACAGGGTTAGTGTAGTGATTTGAAAAGTGTCACCAGCAGTAACCGCCGCAGACGAAGACAACGCACCAGTCCACAAAGCATTACCCGCAGTCGAAGCATCCCACGCAGACCAATGCGTAAGTGTTTCCGTTGAAGCAACGTTAGTCCATTCAAGAGTCGCTGATGTTGCAATAGAACCAGATGCTGCTGAAGCCCAAGCAGCAGATTTGCGTGTTGTTTCGCCAGCAGCGTTAGATGTCGCTGCTTCACCAGGGTCGCCTGTATGCAATTTGATATACACAGTTGTCGGCATGGTCCAAGCAGTTGTACCTGTTACGTGTTCAAGAATTTTGTTTTCGGCGTAGTTAGAGATAGACATATAAACCTTTCAACGTGACGAGTATAGCAAAAGCAAAAGCCCCCCGCCGAAGCAGGGGGCTGTCGCTTATCAAGTGCTACTAGTTAGAACCGATTGATGATGCCGATTCGATTCGACGAAGCGAAGCCTCGCGGAAGCGACCGTAACCACCAAGCCAGTACCAACCGACTGGTTGCAAACGCATCAAAACGTCGGTCACGTTACCGCGAACGATTTTTGGTACAGCGCCGTTACCGTCTTGTGTTGCGTAAGCCTTAGCAAGAGCCTGACGACCCATGATGTGTGTGCAGTATGCATCAATCGTACCAGTTGAACTGGTACCGTTTGAAGCGTTCGTGAACACTTTGGCTCGTGGTGTCTCAATGAAACGTACCGACTCAAACAAGCCGATTTCGCCATTGTAGATACCTTCTGGGTTTACGTAGTTCGCTGGTGTACGCCATGCTGATACGTCTGTGTTCGAACGGAAGTCGTACGACACGTCTGGGTGGATGTAACCCATGTAGGAACCGTTGAAGGTTGCTACGTTTGCTCCACGAAGTTGTGCAACAACTCTGCGAACATCGTCAGCGTGAAGAATGTCATCTGTTGAGATTGATTCTCGGCTGGTTGGGGTTGTTGTGCCACCTGTGGCGTAAACGACGTTGGTTCCTGCGGCAAGAACTTCACGGATAACTTGGTCGATTGAATCGCCTGCGTTGTATCCGATGATGTTCGCTGCTGCTGAATCAACATCTGTGAATGCTGTTCCACGGAGTTTTGCTGTTGTAACAACTGCGTTGCCGTATTCAGCCAAGGTAACTGTTACCTGGCTGTCTGAGAGCGCTACTGGTGTTACGTCAGTTACTTCGTTCAGCGTTGATGTCGCTGCCGAAATGTCTGCGAAGATGGTGAATGTGACGCCAGTTCCAGGCATTGCCTGTTGTACTGGTTGTACGTCTGCTGCTTGGTCGAACAAGAGTTCTGAACGTAATGCGAAGTACGCAAGACGGTCGAATGCTACCTGGTCTACCGAGAGAGACGAGAGTTGGGTTTCGCCTGCCATGATTATTTATTCCTTTTGTTTTGAGGGGGATATTATTGTTGTGCTGCCCGTGCCTCAGACAAAATTTGTTCTACTTCTCGTGGCGAAGTTGCTTCGTTTAACCTTCGTGCCCAATCAACTGGTGGTTGAGATGTTTGGCTTCCAGCGGCGACTTTATTGGTTCGCTGCCATGCCTGCATCTCATCCGCAGATGGTTGAGTCTGGGGTGGACTAATCAATTGCGCCTCTACAGCAGCCTGACGAATCGCATCTGGGTTAAGGTCGCCATCGTATGCTTTAACGAAATATTTTGACATCGGTTGAAGCGGGTCAATGCCTGCTTTAACAAATGCTAATTCTCGTTTCGCTGACTCGGCTTCCGCCACCTGCTTTCGTAGGTCTGCGGTTTCCTTTTCCAATTGCTTCATCCTTGCCCTAACTGGGTTTCGGGTTTCGGATTCTTCTATCTGGTCTTCGCTGTCGTAGTTGTCAAACTCTGACATATGGCACGCTCCTGTTTCTGCCCACATCGCAACGGAGGGTTGTGATGGCTGCTATTGATTTGTCACCCCGAATTGCTCCACACAGACTGGGGGATTCTGTGTAGGTTCCTACTTTCGTATCACGTTCGATATTACACACCTTGTTTGGTGTTGTCAACTATCTCACTATTCGATTGTTTGTAGGTTGACTTTTCCGCCTGCTTCGAATTCTCCTCGGCGGCGTCGTTTGCGTGTGCCTACTCGTTGGGCTGCTTGTGCGCTTGTGCCAAGGGTGCCTGCGATGGCTTCTTCTTGGGTTAAGGCTTCTTCGCCCATTAACGGTCTGTATAGGCTTTCTTGTTGTTTGAAGGTGGTGAATCCTGCTTGTGCTTCGGCTTCGGTGACGCCTTGGCGGACTAGTTCTTCAGCGGACGTGGCTGTTAGGGCTATGCCTGCTTGTTTGCGGGCTTGTGCGCCTACCTCTGCGGCTCTGGCGGCACGCAGGATGTTGTCTTGGGCTTTGGCTGGGTCTACGAAGAATGCTGCGATTGAGCCGTCGTCTAGGTTGTACAAAGTTTTTAGTTCGTTGATGACTGTTGGGTCGGCGTTGCGTACAGCCTGATAGCCCTGTGTCACTCGTGCCAAGATTTCATCTGGGGAAATGTCGTTGATGAGGAAGTTTTGTAGCGATGCGGGGTCGTCGTAGAATCCTGCTGGCATTCCTGAGTCACGTAAGTTTCTGCGGTATTGCGATTCTAAGAGAAGTGTTTGGCTAACGGAGTAGACAGGTTTGCCTGCTGCTCGGCGTGCTTCGTTTGCTGCAAATCGTCGTTTAAACGCTGGTGATTCACGTAGTTGGATACCGATTTCGTCGACTGTTGATGTGCCTGTAATGAGGCGGTTGGATAGGGCTGTGCGGATTTCGTTAACTAAATCTGGGTCATCTAATCCGTAGAATGCAAGAGTTTTTCTGAGGATGGTTGTGGCTGTTTCATTGTCGCCTGGTGGGATAAATGAGACTGCACGACTAGTTGTTCTGACTGGTTCTTCGTCTTCTGTTTCTGTTTGTCTAACAGGTTGTCTACCTAGCCCATAAGCGGTTTCTTTTGGGGCGTAAGCAGCAGCGATTTCGGCAGTAAAATCACGGACAGGTGCTGTAACAGGGCGACCACGTGCTTCAGATAGGGCTTGTAGGTCTTCTGGTGTCATTGACATTAGATAATCTTTCCGAACGCTTGAGCAATATTAGCCGACAAAGAACGTGCCTCATCCTTAGCATTATTAGTTCTTTCCCAACCGTATTGTGGGTCAGAACGTAATAGTTTTTCCCATTCGCTGTTAGTCATCAAACGCTTCTTGCCTTCTTCACCGAAACTTACCGCTTGTTCAAAAGCGCCTGTGGACATATCAATAGCGTTTTCGTCAAGTTCTAAAAGTTGCGCTGCGCTTGTTTTGTAATTCGCGGCAATGCTTTTCATTGTCATGCCCTGGTCTAACAAATCTTTCAAATGCCCATAACGTTGCCCAGCAAATACTCTTTGTTGACGTTCGTAATCGGCTGGTAAAATTTGTCCTGTCAGAACTTGTTCAATGTCGTCGTCTGATGGATTACCAAAGAATGATTTAGCAATGTTTTGTGTTCTGATGTAATCAGCAGATTCTTTTACACGTTTCAACGCTGTTGGGTTTATGTAATTATTTGCGTCATCTTTTTGAAAGACTTGTTCGTAAACTTTTTGTTTGAGGATGTCACCTTCATATCCAAAGTTGATGGAATCTGACACAAATTTGGTAAAGTCGCTGCCTTCAAAACCTAATGTGCCTACAAGGGATTGAATGGTTTTTAGTTGTTTTGAGGTTGATATTTCTTTATAAAATTCTGTGCCTTCTAATTGGGCTTCAAAACGTGCTCTGCCTTCTGGTGTTTTGTATGATTCTTCGGCAATGGCTGTGCTAAGGACTTTAAACAGTTGAGGATATTTAGTGCGGTCTAAGTCGAGTAGCCATGCTTTTGCTGGGAATTGTTCTCGAATTATTGTTTCCCATGCGTTGCTAACCGCTGCTGCTTCTGGGGCTTTGCCTTCGGCTACGGCTGTTTTGTATTCTTTGCGTAATATTTCACGGTTTGCTGGGGTGTTTTCTAAACCACGGGCGATGAGTTGTGCGCTTACAAATGCTTTTCGTTTGGCTACGTCAACTACTGGGGCGGCGGCAACGCCCGAGCCTACTCCAGCACCTGCGCCTGCTCCAGCACCTGCACCTGCTCCAGCACCTGCGCCTGCTCCTGCTCCAGCACCTGCACCTGCTCCAGCACCTGCTCCTGCACCAGCGCCCGTGGCTACTGTCGGTTTCATGGCAGCAAATCGTGCGTTTTCTGCACGGTCTTCCATTGGAGCAACTGTCGAAGTTCTACCTTGTTGACTTAAAATCGCTGTAGGAGTACCAATAACTTTTGGTGTTACCGTTGGCGCTGGCTTATCTGCAATAAATTCTACCGTTGATTTGTTTTCTCTTACAGTTTGCGCTTCACCAGATTTAGGCAAAACAAGTGTTGCCAATTCTCCAGCCTGCACTTTTTTCAAAACTTGTTGTGCGTCACGCAATTCTTTTTCTTCAATTTTGCCACTTTCAAAATCAGCAGATGCTTTATCTAATTGAAACTTAGCAACACGCAACGCCGTTTTTTGTTGACGTTCTTGATTTTCTGCTTGCTTCTTTAATCCTTTTAACTGGGGGAGAAGTTCATCTCGAACTCTTGTCAAAGAATAAACATCGTTTTTGTATTTAAGATTGGTTACGCCTTCATCTAAAGCGTTTTGAGCAGCCTTGAGGTCTTTTGTTATTTGTGCAAGGTCAAGTTTTTCTGTAACAATTTCTTCGGGAACAAATTCATCTT